TGAATAACAAGACCAAATGGCATCCTGTATGCGCTGTAGACAGCACCGGGTATCTTTGGACGGCATCTGCTATTCCGTCTACGTATTACATTAACGGCATTGATATTTATGATAACTCGGTGCGGTATGATACCACTCAAAGTTTGACGGATACGCAGAAAACTCAAGCCAGAACTAATATAGGGGCTTCGTCAAATGCTGATTTGATTGACGTGCTTGATAAACTAAATAAACGGTCTATTTTAGGTAACGCCGTCACGCCTATAAGAGGGACGATTGCGTATGATTCGGCTCAACATACAATTACGTTATCAGGCGCTATGTTTTATCCTAAAACAAATTTGAATTGGACGGGCGCGATTAATACAACGATTGATTTTTCCTCGAGTTCTCATCCTAATAATCTCAAGGTGCTGCTAATTGACACTGATGCAAAACAGGCAAAAATTTATTCTGTCGAAGATGATGATGGGGACACACTGAATAACAAGACCAAATGGCATCCTGTATGCGCTGTAGACAGCACCGGGTATCTTTGGACGGCATCTGCTATTCCGTCTACGTATTACATTAACGGCATTGATATTTATGATAACTCGGTGCGGTACGATACCGTGCAAAGTCTGACTGACGCTCAGAAAGTCACAGCACGAAATAATATCGACGTACCGTCATTTGCTCAGGCAGTTACCAGCAGCAGTCTGACATTTGTACGGGAAACCGCTGAGAGCCAGGCGGACGATGGCGTATACAGGGATTTGGACACCGTTCCTAAAAACACCATTGTAACATACTACATCAGCGGCACGGCTTCAATCGATCACATCCCGGAGCTGAGCTATAGCGGATTCCAGGCGACGGTCATCACGTTTGCGCAAAACGGGACGAACAGCAGCGACATCGGTGTGGTGCAGATGTGCGTTGATGCGGTTACAAACAACATATACATGCGCATCAACTGGACGGTGCGTTCTACGTGGTCGCCGTGGTTTACTCCGTATAATACAGACATTGCAGACCAGATTGGGTACATGCAGAAATACAGCACGGACACTCACACCATTGTGTTGAAGAAGACCGACACTGTAATTCGCCAGGGCGTCCCGATCTACATACGCGGTGATTTCATCAGCGAAGATGTTCACGTGGATTCTACTTTCGCGTACATGACGCTTTATGGCGTATACGGCCCGCAGGAATCCGGGGGTTATGATGTATTCGGCCAATACCTCGGTTTCAGTGGTGACGTTATGGAGATAACACCGCTCAACGACTATCACCATATTAACGTCTATCTCAACAATTTCAACCACTATCCTTCCGGGGTTACGTGGGGTATTTCCGCGAACATCGACCAGACGGACGGGGCATCCATGCTCAGCACGATTGAACACGCGCCGTGGGATAACGGGCTGCTGAAACCGTATAACACGGACGTCGAGCTGAATAAATTGTTTGGACTGTCTGGCAATTCCGGCGACGTGCTGACGGTTCGTTATACGTCCAAGGTAAACATCGCCTCAAATTCCGTTACCGTATTCGGCTTGTATGGGCCTGTCCAGAGCGACGGATTTGATAATCTGGGAACCGTCGATTATGGCGCTGTCCGTCAATTTACTCTCCAGCGGGATTATGCCGGATTCCAGATATACGCGCAGGGCGTCGGGGCCGGGGCATCGTATTGCGTGAGCGCTGCGGTCAACCTGATCAACGGTGTGCAGAAGGATGCTCTCAGGATTGACCAGCACAGCGCCCGGAGTTTCAATTCACGGACGTGCAACATATTCCACAAGGTTGTGTGCGTCGGCGACAGCTACACCAGCGGGCATATTCAGACGCCCTCGGAATCGTCACCGACTGGAACAAACGAGAACTATGCGTGGCCTCGGTTTATGGAACAGCTTACCGGGGGAAACACATACGTTAACTGCGGCATCAGCGGAGCAACAACGGTCACATGGCAGACCGGCGCGCGCGGGCTTGCAAAAGCGCAGGCATCCGGGCGGGCGCAGGCGTATATTATCGGCCTGATGATCAACGATTCTGCGGCATCGTCTGCTAAATATGTCCCGGTTGGCACCGCGACGGACATCGGTACGGATAACAATACCTACTATGCGCAGATGTCGAAGATCGTGCGCGAACTCAACGCAATCAGCCCGCAGGCGAAAATATTCATTAACACCTGCCCCAAGAGCGACGTGGCACGTTATGCTCCGTACAATCAGGCGGTGCGGGACATTGTGGAATTCTACGCGGACACCTACCCGGTACATTGTATTGATCTGGTGGAATACGCCGATCTATACGCCATGCAAAGCCTCGTGGACGATTTCACGAACGACCATTATACGGCGCTTGGGTATGAGCAATTTGCGGAGATATATGCCTATATCCTGAGCGACTACATCAATACTCACGTTTCCGCATTTCAGGATGTATACAAAATACCGTATGACATGCCTGAATAATTACGGAGGTATAGGCCATGAGCAATGAATCCCGTGTATGGTCTGCCCTGCTGGCCGCGCTGAACAACCCATTCGGCGCGGCTGGCCTGATGGGCAACCTGTACGCCGAGAGCGCGCTGAACCCGAAGAACCTGCAGCAGTCGTTTGAGCGCAGGCTTGGCTACACTGATGACAGCTATACCGCCGCCGTGGACACTGGCGGCTATAAGCGTTTCGTGGATGACGGCGCGGGCTATGGGCTGGCACAATGGACATACCACACCCGCAAGGCCAAACTGCTGACCTTCGCCCGCGTCCGTGGTACGTCCATCGGCGACCTGGACATGCAGCTTGATTTTCTGATCGAGGAAATCAAGGGCTATACCGGCGTATGGTCTGCGCTGATCAACGCGACATCCGTCCGGGTGGCGTCCGATGCCGTGCTGACGGGCTACGAGAAGCCGACAGACCAGAGCGAGGCCGTGCGGATTAAGCGTGCGGCCTATGGGCAGAGATATTTCGACCTGTACGCGAAGGAGGGAAATACCGTGCAGAACTACGACAAATACATCCTGTCGAAATCGCCGCACTACATCAGCAATAGCGGCAAGGACGAGAACAGCACCTATCACGGCGGCAAGGCTGGCGACCAGACCGGGCACGAATGGGAGCTGAAAGCGTGGTACCCACGACCGTGGACGGTGGTGCTGCGCTGGGAGGATATTACCGTGGCCCTGCTGATCGCGCGACTGTCCTGCGCGGCTGCGCTGAACAACAAGATCGGATACGACCAGTGGCAGCGGAACACCTATTGGACGGAGCTGCAAAAGGTCGGATACGACCCGAGCAAGATCGTCACGGCCTGCGAGGAGGATTGCACAGCCGGGGTTTCAGCGAACGTCAAAGCCGCCGGGGCGCTGCTGGGCATCAAAGCGCTGCAAAAGCTGCCGCTGTGTAGCAGCCGAAACATGCGGCAGGAGTTTGTCGCGGCGGGCTTCAAGGCGTTGACGGCGTCCAAATACCTGACAAGCCCGGACTACCTGCTGCCGGGCGACATCCTACTGTGTGAGAATCACCATGCCGCCGCAAACGTCAGCTACGGCGTCAAGGTGTGGCCGGAAAACGACGATATCCCGGCTACGCCCGCCCCGCAGCCCGTAAAGGGCCTGAGCCGGGGCGACTACGGCACCGCCGTCACCGCCATGCAGCAGGCGCTTCTCACCTGGAGGCCCGACTGCCTGCCCCAGTGGGGCGCGGACGGAGATTTCGGCGGCGAGACCGAGGACGCCGTGAGAACGTTCCAAGAGGCCGAGGGCCTGCCCGTGACCGGCGTCTATGACGAGGCGACGCGCAAGGCGCTGGCCGCCACAGGGAGCAAACCCGCCGAGCCTGACGCTCCGGAGGACGACCCGCCGGAAGGTCCGGCGTTCGTGCTGGCGACTGAAGATGTCAACGTGCGCGCCGCGCCGGGCACAGACGCGCGGATCGTAGGCGTGCTGAAGAAAAACTACACCGCGCCATACCAGGAAGTTAAGCAGGAATGGGGCGGACGCGACTGGTACCTGATCGAATTCAACGGCGAGAACGGCTGGGTTTCCAGCAGATATTCGGAGGTGACGGTGGGATGAGCTGGGACAACATCACAAAAGCGCTGGCGGCGATGGTAGGCGCTGCCGCCGGCCTGCTGGGGGAGTGGAATGTGCTGCTGACCGTGCTGGCGATTTTCATGGTGACCGATTATCTGACCGGGCTGATCGTGGCCTGGCGGGGCAAATCGCCAAAGACAGCAACCGGGGGCGTATCCAGCAAGGCGGGCTTTGACGGCCTGATCAGAAAGTTTTTCATCATGGTAGTAATCTTGGTGGCGACGCTGCTTGACGTGGCCATCGGGAACAGCACCCGCGTATTTCAAACCGCCGCGACGATGTACTATATTGCGAACGAGGGCATTTCCATACTGGAGAACACCGCGCTGATGGGCGTCAAATACCCGACGTTCATCATCAAGGCGCTGGAGGCCCTGCGGGACAAGAGCGACACACTGGACGACGGCAAAATCGACGATACAAAACCGGAGGAATGACCATGGCAAGGCGAGGCACGACACCGGATTTTATATTGCAAATCCCGGGCGATGACTTGACGCGCAGGAGCGTATTCGTCACGATTTCCCAATTTACCCCGATACTAACGCTGACGGGGGACCGGCTGGAAATCACCTATGACAGCGCCACAGACGTTTCGGAAGTGGCCTTCAGGCTGTCCCAGGAGGAGACGCTGGCCATGCGGACAGGAGAGGCAGAGGTCCAGGCACGATGGATCGGAGAGGACGGACTGGCGGACGCGACGACGGTCGAAAAGATCCATATATCGCCGGTGCTCAATGAGGATGTGATCGAACATGACGGATAGCATCAGAATGGGCATTGTCGACAATGACGCACAAATAAGGCTGAAAGCAAGCGAGCGGGAGACGCGCATACCGATGAAGGCCGAGGAAGTGCGCAAGGTGCCCATGGAAAAGGACTATGATAACCTAATGAACAAACCAGCAATCGAGGGCGTGCAGCTACAGGGCGACAAGAGTTTCGGCGAGCTGGGGCTTGCCGAAATCACGCCACAGGATATCGACAACATCATCTATGGAGGGATGTAACCATGGCCAACGAATTTTTGAACAAGACCGGGCTGTCCTACCTGTGGGGCAGGATCACGTCGATTTTTGCTACCAAGCAGGAAGTGGCCGCCATCTCCGTGCCGACGAAGGTATCGGATTTGACAAACGATTCCAACTACCAGACGGGCCAGCAGGTTTCGGCGTCCATCGCCGCGGCGATGACAAGCGCCTACAGGTACAAGGGCAGCGTGGCGACGGTCAACGATCTGCCCGCGTCCGGGAACACTACCGGCGACGTGTATGACGTGCAGGCCACAGGCGTCAACTACGCATGGACCGGCAGCGCATGGGACGCGCTGGGCTCTATCGTTGACACATCCACGCTGTGGGGCAAATCTGAGCTGACCGCCATCACCACCGGAGAGATCGACGTGATCACGGGATAATAGGAGGATACCATGGCGAGTTTTCTCGATAAAACCGGGCTGGCCTATCTGTGGGGAAAAATCACAGAAAGAATAGCACAATCGACGGCGTGGGCTAATAACTGGCTGACAAATACGTCCATACTGGCCTATGCTGCGGGCGTGGCGAATCCATCATTTACCTCATTCAGGACAAGCGCAACGTCAATCGATGTTCCCATCGCAAATGAGTATTATATTGGCACCGTTGAGCGATACGGGCAGAATATCAGCGTAAAAATGACTACAATGTCCAATGCGTCAAAGCTGTACATTAACAACACGGTGAACGGCGGCACAACGTGGACGGGTTGGTATGTCTATACTGGCACAGACGTTTAGCGTAAGTCGTCGATTGTTCAATAATACGGAGGAATAACCATGGATCATACCAAAGACAACGCCACCGTAGAGCGCAGCATCGTGGACCGCATGCTGTGGAGCGGTGAGCGGAACATCACGCGCCTGATCGTGGTGCTGGTGCTGGCGCTGGTGCTGCTGGCGGGCTGGGCCGTCACGGAAACAGTGCTGCGCCACGTGGAACACAAGCAATGGCTGGATTTCATGTCCGGCTATGATTTTGAGACCTACGATTACAGCCAGGACGGCGAGGGCATCAACATCATGGGCATGGCGTAAAGCCAGGCCACATCCAAGGGCGCCGACGAGGCGCCCTTTTTTATGGAATAAAACAGGGAGAGCGCATATAAAGATTCATCTTTCTACGCGCTCTCCCTGTAATTTTGCTTTTTAAGGATTGCCGCCATTGTCCGGGGTATCGGGGTATTTGGGGTAGATGACCAGGGTCAAATAATCGCCGGGCTGATTATTGCGCATGCAGCGCTGGGTTTTGTGATACTCTATATGGTCGATCACGGTGCGGAGAAGGGCATTTTTTGCGGCGGGGGTGGGGGCGTTGCGGTAGGCTTCGACCACGGTTCGGATTTGTGGGATCAGCGGGGCGATGGGGTCGGAGGCGGCGGGCGTGGTGAGGGTGTCGATGGCGGCGCGCTCGGCGTCCATCTTCGCATTGAGGTCGGCGCGGCGCTGCTTGTATTCGGCGGGGGTGTACAGGCCCTGCTCCAGCAGATCATAGAGCCGCCCGGACTGGACCTCCAGCGTGGCGAGCTGTTCCCGGTGGTGGGCGAGGGCCACGGCGCGGGCGGGGGCGTCGGCGTCGTGGCGGGGCGCTTCGGCGTCATCCTGGCGCGCCTGGAAATCGGACAGCCACCCGCCGAGGGCCTGCAGCGTCATGTCCTCCACGGCGCTGACATAGGCCGAGCGCGTGGGGCAGCGCTGGGTCGGGCAATAGATAAAATCGCCGAGGCGGCGGGGATCGCCCTTTGTCTGCATGCGGTGGCCGCAGTGCGGGCAGATCACCAGCCCGCCGAGGGGGTTTGCGAAATCCTTCATAGCGGATTTGGGGCGCTTTTCGTGGGCTTCCATCATGCGCTGGACACGCTGAAACAGATCCCGGTCGATGATGGCATCGTGCAGGCCGTCCACCAGGATTTCGCGCTCGTTCAGCGGGCGCGTTTTTTCGCGCTTGCCGTCCACGATCCTGTATTGCGTGGTGCGATGGTTCCAGCGGATCAGGCCAGCGTATGTCGGATTGGTGAGCATGTGACGGACGGTGGAGGGAATCCACGGGCCGCCGCGGTCCGATGGGAGGCCCATCTGATTCAGCCGGTCCGCGATCAGGTAGGTGCCGACGGGCTGGCCGTCCATGCCGTCGGCATACCACGCGAAGATGCTGCGCACGACGTCGGCCTGTTCGGGGACGATTTCCAGCGTCCAGCCCTTGCGGCCCTGCAGCTTGACGCGCCGGTAGCCGTACACGTCGCGGGAGCCGAGGTAACAGCCATCGAGGGCCGACTGATTGCGCCCTCGGAGCAGGCGCTTTTTGATCATGTTGTATTCCCGCCGACCGAAAAACAGGCGCATCTCAAAAAACTCGGAATCGCTGTCGTTCGACGGATCATAGATCTTTTCCGGGGTGATGATGAGCACGCCGGCATAGAGTACCGTCTGCATGATGATGCCCTGGTCGATGCTGTCGCCGCGTGACAGGCGATCCACGTCCATCACCAGTACGCCGTCCCACAGCCCGGCGGTGATATCCTCCAACAGCTGCCGGACCTGTGGCCGCTGGGCGATGGTATCGCCGGACACGATCTCGCGGTAGGTCCGGGCGATGCGGATCCCGAGACGGTCCGCGAGGGAATGCAGCTGCTTTTCATGCCGCTGCAGCGTTTCACCCTGGCCGAGGGCTTCCATTTCCTCATCCCGGCGGGATTTGCGGAGGTAGGCACAGTATAGGCCGGCGGGGTTGATGTTCATATTTTCACCTCATAGTTGCATTTTTTGCACGAAGATGCAAATTAGACGCCGCGCGTTTGCACGGCGTGTAAGTTGTTGCATGGTATGCAATTACTTAAAACTGAAGGCGTTGCCGCTGAACGGCGTGAACACAACGGACGAGGATTCGATCATGATATATGCGCCATCTTCAAGTGTCCAGTTGACAAATTCAATGTCATTGTATTCAGCATATGAATCGGTCGGGGAAGTGATTTGCTCGAAGGAATATCGGTCGTCGATTCTGGAACCGCCATCCTTCAGGCCAACACCATAATACACTTCAGCGGTATGGCCGTCTGATGGGCGGATCGTCCACTTTCCGGCGGGGATATCCTCACCAATACGATATAGGCCAGCGGGAACGGAGACTTCCTGCCATTCATCGCTGGACATAAGCGCCAAGTCAATATGCGATTTCAGCGCCACAAGCTCATCAAAGGACATGCCGGACAGATCGACGTCGGCCAGGGCGGATTGAAGGGCAAAAGAAGAAATCAAAATGAATAGTGCTACAATAGTAATGAATAATCTGCGCATTGTGGACATCCTCCTATACAAAATCACATTCATGTCGTTATTATTCCATCGGTTATGGCATATAATGGATATGCCAGCGCTGAGTAAAAATCACGGAGAGATACACATGGATAAACTGCACGAATTGCGGCAATGCATCGCCGCGCTGCTGGAAAAAATCGAGGACGAAAGGACGCTGAGGGCCATCTATCGATTCATCAATGACATATTCTGCCATCACTGACCCGGATACCGCCGAGGGGCAGCGTTTAGAGCTGCCCCTCGGTTTTTATGCGGTCGATCATGTCGCGGAACTTTGACCACTCCTCATCCGGGAGACGGACAAAGGCCTTCATGATCGAGATGGCCAGCGGGGATTCCCCGGCCATGTACTTGTCCACCAGATCCTCCAGGCTGAGGTCCTGCATCATCTCGCCGCGCCCTTCGGTCAACCACAAGTAATTGACCTTGTACGTGGCACAGATCAGCTTCAGGGCGGCTTCGGTGGGTTTGCTTGTATTGGCTTCGATCTGTGCAACGCTTGCGCCCTTGATACCGATAACCTTGCCAAGCTCAACCTGTGTCAGGTGCATTTCCTTGCGTAGGTGCTTGATTCTCTCTCCGATGGTGTTCAAATAACTGCCCTCCTTTCCTGTTCCTTCTATATAATAACACAAAACTTAGGTACAGTCAAGATTTTTTTAGAAAAAGGCTTGACAAATTATGTGTACATAAGTATAATATTAGCTGTAGAAAAGATTTGGAGGTGAGCCCATGAGCGAACAGGAGAAGAAGGTCGAGATCAAGGAGATCATCGGCGCGATGCTGGAAATGCCGGAGGCACAGAAACAGTTTCTGCTGGGCTATGCCGCGGGCGTGGCCGCGCGGAAGGCCGAGGCCGAGGGCGACGACAAACAGAGCGCGTGAGCGCGCCGGGGCATAGGGTGAACGGAGGAGGGCGATCTAATGGCAATCGTGCAGACCATTACCTGCGACAACGGCGGCACCGTGCGGATCGCGGACGACTGCTGCGCGAAGCTGACCGCCGATGAGCTGGAGCGCCGCCGGCGGGCGATATCGCGGGCCATACTGGAGATTGACCGGGCGGTGCAGACGGGAGGGCACAATGGCGAATATACCAAAGAGGATCGACCCGCCGGAGCGATGGAAGCCCGTCCGGGGGTTTGAAGGCCGGTATGAAGTCAGCACCATGGGCCGGGTGCGCAAGGCATGGACGGGGGCGCGGGAGCCGAGGATTCTGACGCCACATCACAGGCACAGCGGCGAGCGCGCGCTGTATGTGGTGATGTTCCGGGACGGGCGGCGCTACAAGAAGCCGGTGCTGCGGATTGTGGCTGAGACGTTCCTGAACGCGCCGCCGAGGCTGTACGTGGTGCACAAAAACGGGCTGCACAGCGACAACCGGCTGGCGAATGTGGCCGTGATGACCAGCCAGCAGGTCGGGCGGGAAATCAATTACCGATGGCCGTGCCGCCCGGTGGTGATGATCAACCGGGCCGGGGAGATCGTGGAGTGCTACCGGAGCTCGCGGGAGGCGGCGCGGCAGAACAGCCTATCAGAGAGCAGCGTGAGGAAACGCTGCAACCGTGAAATTGCCGATGAATTCGGCCTGACCGGTTACAGTTACCGGTGGGACGATGGATTATAAAACAATTTGAGAGGAGCGTTTACACATGGAAACCGTCATGACACACATCCGATTCTATTGGAGCCAGATCGACAAGTACAGGGCGGCGCTCAATGACGAGCAGATGGGCAAATTGTTCTTCGCCGCCGCGGACTACGCACAGACCGGGCAGAGGGAGATCATGGAGGACAGGGCGCTGATCTTCCCATATGGGGAGATTTGCTATCAGATCGACAAGCAGAAGCAGCGCTCGGGCGGCTATATCGCCGGCGGTGTGATGAGATAGGGGGGCGGACGAGATGAAGCGCGGCACTGTGATGCTGATCCAGCGGGGCGACCCGGAAATCACCGGGGCCATCGTGGAGGGGATGATGGCGGGGAGGAGCGTTTCTGCGACGGAGACCTCATCCGTCACGGCTTCGCCGTGCCACCTTCCCCAAAGGGGAAGGCTTTCGGGGGAGCAGATCGAGGTCGTGGAGGCCGAGATCGACCGGCAGAAGATCCTCGCCGACCTGGTGCGGGTGGCGACCGGGAACACGAAAACGCCGGAGGATTACAAGATCATGGTCACCAAGGCCCGCGGGGACTATCAGAGATTGACAAGGCCCGCCGGACCGCTGAGAAGATTCGCACGCCGCGCCCTGGGGCTGTATGGCCTTGTGGTGTACAGCGTGGCGACGATGGGGAGAGGGTAGCATGCGCGTGCTGGTGGCGTGTGAGGAGAGCCAAGCGGTTTGCATTGCCTTCCGGGAACAGGGCCACGAGGCGTATTCCTGCGACATCCAGCCTTGCAGCGGCGGACACCCGGAATGGCACATTCAGGATGACGCGCTTGTGCTGATTTCTGAGGGGGGGTGGGACCTCATCATTGCCCACCCGCCGTGCACCTATCTGACCGCCGCCGGCGCTATCCGATTATACAATGCCGACCATACCATTGCCGACCAGGAGCGCCTTGAAAAAGGCAGGACGGCGGCGAGGTTTTTCAGGTCCATTTGGGACTGCGACTGCCATCGCATAGCGATTGAAAACCCGGTACCCATGTCGGTTTTCGGGTTGCCGAGGTACAGCCAGATCATAGAACCGTATATGTTCGGGGACCCGTGGCGGAAGCGGACATGCCTGTGGCTGAAGAATCTGCCGCCGCTGGTGGCAATGATGGAGGCACCGGTGGAGCCGAGGGGCTTATGGGTGGGCAGCACGTCGGCGCGGCGCGACCCGACCATCAAACAGCGGTATGAGCTGCACAGTAACCGGGACCCCAAGCGCCGGAGCAAGACATTTCCGGGTATCGCGCGGGCAATGGCGCTCCAGTGGGGATCATTGGACAATACATGAAAGGGTGAGACCATGCCGAGGCTGAACAAGCTGGAGCGGTGTTACATTTTCGATCGGTGGCACATGGAATTTGTGCGGCGGTTTTACATCGGGCGGGACAACCACGGCCACCCGATCCCGGGGGCCGACTATCACGTGACGACGACGCCGGCGCTGGCGCTGGCGAAGGCGTTTCTGAATCCGAATTGCGCGGCGCGGCGGGCGGCGGTGCTGAACGAGCAGATCGGGCGCCAGCGTTACATCGCCGTCGATGAGGACGACGCGAAGCGCCGGGAAAAGACAATGGACTGTTACAGGAGGCGCGCGGGGCTGTGAAACTGAGATATGCGGTATACGATACCTGGCGCGGGGAATATCTGCGTGAGCTGCTGACCATGCGGACGGACGACGGCGGCTATATGGTGATCGGCATGGAGGGCACCCGCCGCGCCGCCGAGGCCCTGCGCTTTCCGGGCGTCAAGAGCGCCCGCCGGACCATCGAAAAGCTGGGCGGCGGGGCTGAGTATGTGGTGATCAACGGGAAGGGGGACATCGTAGGATGAAGGTCGGGCTACACGACAGCGACGGCACAGGATTTCCAAATCTTGCGCTTATGAAACTGTCCGCGTGGCACAAGCAGCATGGTGACACCGTGGAATGGTGGAATCCGCTGCTGACATATGACCGGGTATATTCAAGTAAAGTGTTCACGTTTTCGCCGGAGTGCCTGTACTTGCCGGAGGATACGATCAAGGGTGGCACGGGCTACGGGATCATGGACGAGCTGCCGCCAGAGGTAGACGGAATGTTCCCGGACTACAGCATTTATCCAAAGTGCGGACATGCCATCGGATTTTTGACGCGCGGTTGTATCAGGGCTTGCCCGTGGTGTATCGTGCCGAGGAAAGAGGGGCACATTCGGCCATATCGAACATGGCGCGAAATCAAGCGGCCTGATAGCCGCGATATCGTGTTCATGGATAACAATGTGCTGGCGTGTTCATGGGGATTGGAGCAGATCGACGACATGGGCGGGCAGAACGTGCGGGTAGATTTCAATCAGGGATTGGATGCGCGACTGATTACGCCGGGAGTGGCACGGATGCTGTCACGGCTGAAATGGATTCGGTTTATCCGCATGAGCGCGGACACGGACGCGATGCTGGACGTGGTGCTGGCGGCCATTAACATGTTGGGAGAATATGGCGTGAAGACATGGCGGGTTTTCGTTTATGTGCTGGTGCAGGATATCGAATCCGCAGAGCGTCGCGCGATAGCGCTACGAGACGCCGGAGCCCAGGTGTTTGCACAGCCATACAGAGACTTTACCAACAACATAGAGCCGACGACGGAACAGCGCGACCTTGCCAGGTGGGTAAACCGAAAAGCGATATTCAAGAGCGTGCGAACGTTTACAGAATACAAAGCGAGAAAGAAGTGATTAGGATGATCGGCGAGTACATGCTGCGCGGCGCGAGCGTGGCCGCGTGGGTGATCGGATTCGTGGCCGTGCTGGGGCTGTTTATCGGGATCGTGATCCTGTTCTGCCTGGCGATGGGCGAGATCTTCGGAAAGGATGAGAGGAATGAGGACGCTAAAAGAGACGCCGGCGGAGCTGGAGCGGGAATCGAGGGCAGTGCTGCGGAGGGCCGCGCTGGCAATGGCACGGTTGACCTACGAAGGAAGCGCCGAAGCTTTGGATCGTCAATTTGACTATATCCGGGGGATCATGCAGGGGCGGAAGGTGATCCTGAAGGACATGATGGGGAGGGCGTAGACGGTGAAGGAATCCGTCATTGAGCGAAACAAGCGCCTGGGCGTGGACAAGAAGATCGCCGACTTCATGCTCAAACAAAAACAGCCCTATGAATTCAAGGTGCGATATGCCGAGATCCGGGCGTGGGAGTTTTACGAGGAGTGCGGGCGGCGGGATCTGAACACCCATGTTTCCGTGGGCGGTCTGGATTCCATCACGCTGCTGGTGTTCCTGCGGCATATCGGCATCGACGTGCCGGCGGTGAGCGTCAGCGCGCTGGAGGATAAGAGCATACAGGCCGTGCACAAGGCGCTGGGCGTGGAGGCGGTGAAACCGCTGCGGAGCAAGGCCGCCGTGATCAAGGAGTTCGGCTTTCCCGTGCTGTCCAAGGAGATCGCGGGCAAGATCATGCTGCTGCAGAATCCGAGTGAGAAAAACAGGACCGTACGCCATGCCATCATCACCGGCGAGACTGGGGAATATGGCGGGAACCGAACCGGCACACGGATGCAGCTGCCGGGGAAGTGGCTGCGGCTGTTCGGCGGCGCGGACGAAGAAGGCCGCGCACACGGCTACCAGGCCGCGCCGTTCAAGGTGAGTGATCGCTGCTGTTACTACCTGAAGGAGAAGCCCTGCGACATCTGGGCGAAGGAACACAACAGCGTGCCGTATCTGGGACTGATGGCCAGCGAGGGCGGGCGGCGCGAGAAGGCACTGATGATGCACGGTTGCAACTATTTCGGGGAATCGACGATCAGGAGCGCCCCGTTTGCCATATTCGACAGGCAGGATGTGCTTCGCCTGGCCGTGGAGCTGGACGTGCCGGTGCCGGAAATCTACGGGCGGATCGTGCGGGAGCCCTCCGGGCTGCTGCGGACTACCAAGGCCCAGCGAACCGGGTGCAGCATGTGCGGCTTCGGCATCCACCTGGACAAGCGCCCGCATACATTCGACCTGCTGTATGACCGGAACCCACAGGAATGGGATTTCTGGATGAACAAGGTCGGCTGGGGCGAGGTGCTGGATTACATCGGGGTGGAATGGCGGCAGGACGGACGACAGACCACGCTGTTTGACGTGGTGGACGGGTGGTATCCGGACGCGAAATGAGGACACGAGCATGAATTACATGGAGTTTCTGCAAACGAAGGCGATAAGAGCCGAGGCGTGCGGTTTTGAGATCGGCCGGGACAGCATCACGCCGATGGCATTCGACTATCAGCGGGATATTATCGCGTGGGCCTGCAAAAAGGGCAAATGCGCGATACTGACCGGGTGCGGCACGGGCAAGACCCTGATGCTGTTGGAATTTGCGCGGGCTGTGTGCGAGCATACCGGCGGGAAGGTGCTGATCGTTTCCCCGTTGTCGGTGGTGGAGCAGACCCGGCGGGAGGCAGCGAAATTTGGCATTTGCGCGGTGACAGTGTGCCGAAGCGCCGAGGACGTGCGGGACGGCGTGAACATCACCAACTATGAGATGATCGAGCATTTCGACGCTTCGGTGTTCGCCGGGGTGGTGCTGGACGAAAGCAGTATTTTGAAGTCGTTCACAGGCAAATACAAGACGCTGCTGACGGACATGTTCTGCAACACACCCTATCGGCTGCTGTGTACGGCGACCATAGCGCCCAATGATTATACCGAGATCGGTACGAGCTGCGAGTTTCTGGGGATCATGAGCCGGACGGAGATGCTGGCGACGTACTTCATCCACGACGGCGGCGACACGAGCAAGTGGCGTTTGAAAAAGGCGGGCGTGAGTAAGTTCTGGGAGTGGTTTGCCACCTGGGCGATATACTTCAACAGCCCGAAGGACCTTGGATATCAGGGCGAGGGGTACGAATTGCCGCCGCTGAACATCCAAAGGATCATCACCGAGAGCGAGGTGCGGGAGGGCGAGCTGCTGGTGACGCTGGCAAGCACGCTGGAGGAACGCCGGACAGCCCGGAAGGACAGCGCCGAGGACCGCACGAACCGGGCGGCGGCCCTGGCAAACGGTGAGGCAGATGACCAGTGGCTGCTGTGGTGCGACTACAACGACGAAAGCGACATGCTGAGAAGAAAGACGCGGGACTGCGTGGAAGTCAAGGGCTCGGATGAGCCGGAGTTCAAGGCGCGTGCCAGCATGGACTTCGCGGACGGAAAGATTCATGCGCTGGTGAGCAAGCCGTCGATCTTCGGGTTTGGAAGCAACTTCCAAAGCTGTCATAGCATGGTGTTCTGCGGCCTGTCGGACAGCTACGAACGCTTTTATCAGGCAGTGCGGCGCTGCTGGCGCTTCGGGCAGAAAAAGCCAGTTGATGTTTACATCATTCTGAGCGAGCGCGAGATGAACGTGCTGGACAACATACAGCGGAAACAGGCGCAGATGGACGAGATGCAGCGGCAGATGACCGCCCTGATGCGGGACGTGACGCTTTCGGAGATCAGGCATACGACGCGGATTACAACGGATTATAAGCCGACTGAGGCGATGGAGGTGCCGGCATGGATAGCGTGAAGGTTCTGGACAAGTACATCGACGACAAGGCCGCGCTGTATTGCGGCGATACCACAGAGATCATCACTCAGTTTGGGAATGACAGCGTGGATATGGAGGTCTATTCTCCTCCGTTCTCCAGCCTGTACACCTACAGCAATTCGGATCGCGACCTGGGCAACTGCAAGGACGACGCGGAGTTTTTCACCCACTTTTCATTCATCACAAGGGAACTGTATCGGATATTGAAGCCGGGGCGCATCATGGCGGTGCACTGCATGAACCTCCCCACCAGCAAGGAAAAGGACGGCTATATCGGCATCCGGGATTTCCGGGGCGACCTGATAAGGGCGTTTCAGGAAGTCGGGTTCATCTATCACGCGGAGGTTTGCATCTGGAAGAACCCGGTAACGGCCATGCAGCGAACGAAAGCGCTGGGGCTTTTGCACAAGCAGCTCAAAAAGGACTCCTGCATGAGCCGGATGGGAATCCCGGATTATGTGGTGTTCATGCGTAAGCCGGGAGAGAACGCGGCGCGGGTGACGCACACCAACGAGAGCTATCCTGTATCCGAATGGCAGGAGGTTGCAAGCCCCATTTGGGACGAGGTGAACAGCCCGGTATGGTGGGACATCAACCAGAGTGACACGCTGAACGCACGGATGCCGAAGGACGACGAGAGCGAGCGGCACATCTGCCCGCTGCAGCTGCCGGTGATCGAGCGGTGCCTGCGGCTGTACAGCAATGAGGGGGATGTGGTGTTCACGCCGTTCCTGGGCATTGGGAGCGAGGTCTATCAGGCCGTGAAGATGAAGCGCCGAGGGATCGGCATTGAGCTGAAGCCCGCGTACTATGAGGCCGCGGTGGAGAATGTTAAGCGGGCGGAGATGGAGCTGAACCAGACGACGCTGTTTGATTTTGTAGGTTGCGGGGGAATTGCGAAATGACCCTCCGGCTGAGTGAAGAGGAATATGCCGAGCTGATGCGGCGGCGGGACTTCAATACGATGGGGACGCCGGAAACGCTGCCGGACAAGAAAAGAACGAAGTACGGAAACCGTATCACGGTGGTCGACGGAAAGAAATTCGGGTCACAGCACGAGGCGGATTATTACTTCTCCGTGCTGTGGCCGCGGTGGATGGCCGGGGAGCTGGTGCTGCTGGCGCGGCAGGTGCCGTTTGACCTGCCGGGCGGGATCCGGTATATCGCCGATTTTGTGACCGTGGACACCGAGGGCCGGGTGGAGGTGATCGACGCCAAGAGCGCGATCACGAAGAAAAACCGGACGTACATCAACAAGAAAAAACAGATGCGGGCCGTTTGGAGGATCGACATACTGGAGGTGTGAGCGTGGCGAGGGAAACCACATGCCGCGGGTGCGGCGCGCCGATCGTGTTCGTGAAATCGAAGATAGGGAAATACATACCATGTGACGCGCAGCTGGTGCGGTACCGGGCGAATCCGGAAGGGAAGGATGTGGTTGTGGTGGAGGGCGAGGGCGCCGTCCGCTGTGATCTGGAATTTGAGGGCCTGCCCACGGGCATGGCGCGGATCAGTCACTTCGCGACCTGCCCCAGGGCGGGAGAATTCAGGAGGAAAACATGAACATACAGGCGATCAAGCGGGAATGCGTATCGCGGCGAACGGCCGTGATCCAGGACGCGGTGGACGAGGCCGTGGATCAGCTGGTGGCCGCCGGGGCGACGGCGATCAGAGAGACCTCATCCGTCAGCGCCGAGGGCGCTGCCACCTTCTCCAAAGGGGAAGGCTTTGGGGAGGCGTGACCGTGGTGGCGTTTGACGAATCGCTGACAGAGGCCATTGCGGCGCGGGAGGCGGCACACAGGGAGCTGCTCCAACGGAGCGCGGAGGTCATGCGGCAGCAGGCGGAACAGCTGATCCGGCTGATCGACGCCGGGGACTATGCGTATGTTGGCACCGGGCGGAATGAGCCGCTGGTGCGGCAGGACGTGGAGATCACGCTGGACGCCATCAAATACGAGCGCGATCGGCGCGACAGGATCGTGGGCCAGATGGCGATTGACGCGGGGCGTAAATAGCCCCGCGACGTGGGGCAGGGTGGCCGGCGCGGACAGGACGCGCCGCCGGTTCGATTCCGGCAGGCCCCGACACCCGACAGCATGCGGCGGCCATGCCGTGCCATTCGGGACGATAACGCCGCCGGAGGGGATGGTTATATGTAGGGATAGAGACACGAGGATGCGCCGACGCGCGGGCGGGCCCACAATGCGGGACATGACTGACGGGAATTGATCGGCATATTTCAATTCACCCGCCCGCGCGTGTTTGGGAAATGCGGAGTTGAGCCGTTCGGGGTTGGCCGGACGGTTGACCTTTGGATTTCTTCTATATATGGTGCGGGCGATTGGAAATCGCCCCTACGGGGAACGGTGGGGCCGGGCGGCCCTGCGCGGGCTTGTATACCGTATTATTATTTGACACGTAAGAGGAGCGGCTATGCGCGTATCGGATTACGATCTGCTGTTCGATTTGCCGGAGGGCGAGTATGAGGGCGGGAAGATCGGCGGGGTGAGAACGGTGACCATCCGGGCGGGACGCTCGCTGGAAATACTGTGTCACCCGATCATAAAGCTGAGCCCGGAGGCGAAGCGCGAGGCGAAGGCGCGGCGGTCCACGCCGGCCATGGAACGGCTGAACGCCAGGAACACCGAGCGGCACATAATGCGGCTGACCGAGGAAAACTTCACACCGGAGGCCGTGGTGGTGACGGGAACCTATCCGTATCCTGTGGAGGATTACGGCATGTGTGACCTGAAGGAGCTGTCGGACACCTACGACAAGCGGGGGCTGCCCTGGGACGTGGACCGGATCCGGAAGGACGTGCGAAACTGGCGGGAAAAACTGAAGCGGCGCGTGCTGGCCGTGGGCGGAAGGGCTTCGGACCTGAAATGGATCGTGAGGATCGAGGAGGGGAAGGAGCCGCCGGGCGTGGGGCTGCCGCCGAAATATCACTTCCACGCCATCGTCGAGGGACCGGGGCTGGACAGCGAGACGGTGAAAGCGCTGTGGGAGGAAAAACACGGACGGGCTCACTGTGACCGGCTGGACCTGAAAGACGACGGCGCGGCGCGGGTGGCGCGGTATCTTTGCAAGCAACGGCGCGGCGGGCGCTGGTGGAGCCACAGCCGGAACCTGAGATCGCCCGTGCCGAGGATCAGCGACCGGAAAATGTCGCGCCGGAGAATGGGCCGGATCGCCGCCGACGTGCAGCGGGACGGGCAGGTGATACTGGAAGCACTGTATCCGGGTTATAAGGTGGTCGAGCTGCCGGACGTGAAATATTCGGATTTCGTGGCCGGGTGCTATATTTACGCGAGAATGCGGAGGAGGGATTGATCGTGGAGAATCGGACGAGCGACCTGTGCGGGCCGAGGCTGCGGCCCTGCGAGGGGTGCGGGGGGATGGCGGATTATGCGCGCGCGGATCAGCCGGGATGGGTGGTGGCGCGGTGCACGAATTGCGGGCGCCGGACCGGGCCACATGCCAACAGCCTGAAGGCCGCGAAGGACTGGAACCACCGGATCACCGCCGGCGCGAGGGTGGTGACGCTTTCCGAGCTGTGGGATCTGGATTTCGGCATGGGCGACGACCAGACCGACGTCGCCGTGTGGATCGAGGGACGGTGCGGCACGCTGAGGGCCGCTGTGCTGTCCTTTGGCATCGATTTGGGTGATCCCGTCGTGCGGGAGTACGGGAAGGACAAACATTTCGCGTGGAGCCGGAAGGATATCCAGGCCGAGGGCGTGAGCTATCGGCTGTGGGATAAAAAGCCGGAGAAGTGGGAACGGGTGAACGCGCCGTGGGTCGGCGAGCCAGCGTGGAAGGAAGCACGGGAAGCGCGGGCCGAGGCCGCCGCCGAGGCGCTGCTGAACGCGGAGACCTCATCCGTCAGCGCCGAAGGCGCTGCCACCTTCCCCAAAGGGGAAGGCTTTGGGGAGGCGCTGGGGGAGTGACACGAGAGGAACAGATCGCCGGGCTGATGAAAATAGCGGGATTTTTTGAGGCACGGGCGGACATGGCCGTGGGCGATGCGAAAATGCTGCTGCTGAACTGGATGAAGTGCGCCGAGGAAGCGGCGGAGGGGCTGCGGGAGCAGGAGCCCATGACAGAGCAGGAACACAAGGATCTGGAGATCTTGCGGAAGGTCCGAAGCGGGGCGATCCTGAAATCAGTGAGCCACGATTGCGTCATCTACAACGGAAACTGGTACAGGAAAAACCCATGGAACCAACCTCGGGAAACGCGCGTGCTGTCGCTGGAGGAATACAGGGCCATCGCGGAGCGGCCATTGGAGGAGCGCGTGCCGGTGTGGCTGGAATGGCGGGGCGGGCGCGGTCGGTGGGCCATACCGGAAAGGGCCTATCAGGGCTATGGGGTAAACTGGCACTGCTGGACGGGGAAGCCGTCGAACGAACAGAGGAGGGCTGAAACGTGGACATGATCGTGAATCTGAATGAAACAATCGAGCGATTGGTGAAAGCCGTGGTCGAGAACCAGGTGGAGGCGTCCATCGACATCGAGCCGGACCGGTGCGAGATTCGCCTGGAGCCGTGGAGGCCGATGAGGATGCAATGCCCGTATGGGCGTAACGAGGAGGGCTGACCATGCGCGAATATCCGAAGCGCCTGGAGGCGGCGGGGATTGACAAGCTGCGGCTGTTTGAGCTGAGCTATATCTGCAAACAGTATCGGGGCTGCAAGCGAAAGATCGACAGGGCGAGGGCCGGGATCGTCGACAGACGGAAGGGCTCCGGCGCCTGGCGCCTGCCGGACCCGACCGGGAACGCCGCCGTCAATATCGCCGCCATGCCCGAGGCGCGTCGGGTGCGCATGATCGAACAGGCCGCGAACGAGGTCGCGCCGCCCAGCATCGCCGAGGCCATCATCACAAGCGCCTGCGACGGCGTCCCCTATGAGAAAATGCGGAAGCGACCGCCATGCGGACGAAATCAGTTTTATACCATGCGGATGGATTTTTTCATACGGCTGGACGGGATGCTGTGGGAGAGCGAACAGAGGAGGGATTGATTTGGGCTGCGTATCGACGATTACATGGACGGATTTCCCGAAACAGAGCGAGTACGTCAACCGGCGCGTGTGCGTGTGCTTTCACTTCGACACGAGCCGGACCATCATGGGAACCATCGTCCGCGACGACCGGGAGGAACCGTGCGAGACCATCATCGTGCTGGATGACGGGCGGATCCTGCGCGGGACCGAGTGCCAGTATTCCATCTACCGCGGCGATAATTAGGGGATTCAGCGGGGGGCGATGGGTGGTATATTATTAGCATAGAGATCCGGGGCAATCGTCATGGCGCGGTTGCCTTTTGCGTGGAGGACGACGTGCGGAGGAAGATCGCCGACCCGTGGTATAAGTCGGCGCGGTGGATCGCGCTGCGCGAGGCTGTGCTGAGAAGGGACAGGTACCTGTGCCAGGACGCGCTGCGGTATGGGCGGCGGGTAGGCGCGGAGACTGTGCACCATGTGTTCCCGAGGAATGAGTTTCCAGAGTGGGAGTGGGCGCCGTGGAATCTGATCGCGCTGAGCAATCAGGCCCACGACGCTATGCACGACAGAGGCACCGGCGCGCTGAGTAAGAAGGGCGTGGAGCTGCTGAGACGGACCGCGCGGAAGTTTGGCATGGAGGTGCCGATGCGGTACCGCGAATAAACGCGGCGCGGGGCTGTAAAAGTTTACGGACACTTAACGGACGCGCGGGAACAGCCGATGGACAAGCGGAGAAGCGTGGCGGGCGGTAAATTTTCCATTAACGCGCGCGCGAAGAACCAACCCCCCCCGGGGGTGCCCCTGCCCGGGTGGGGGATTCGACGCCGGAGGGGGCAACTTTTTCCAACCGCGCGGATTTTTTGGGAAAAGGGGTGTCAGCGTGGACAAAAGCCGGGGGTTTGGCTTTGAAATGAGCGCTGACGCGCTGGCCTTCAAATTACCGGGCATGGAAACGCCGGAAATTGAACAAGAGACAAGGTCGGAGCCGGAGGACAATGAAATAAAGCCGTCCATCCGGGTGAAGCATCGTTATGGGCACAGGCACCTGTCGCGAAAAGCCACGAGCGAGGAGGCGCTGTCACAGGCGCTTGACTGGTATTTCCAGGAGGGCGACTGTTACCACTGCTTCAGCTTCGGCGACGTGGACAGCCTGACATATTTCAAGCACGTACTGCACCAGCAGCGCGTGCATTATTTGGCCCTGTCGACCTGGTGCATGGCCGGCGAGGACGTGGACGACCTGCGTACATGGCACCGGCGCGGCATGCTGGGCCGGGTGGATTTCTACGTGGGCGAAATATTCACCGGATCATATCCGGAGGTATACGACGCCGTTGTGGATTTCGTGCAGGAGTGCGGAGGACGGCTGGTGGTATTCCGGAATCATGCCAAGATCATGGCCGTGGTGGGCGAGCGCTTCGACTGCCTGATCGAATCATCCGCGAACGTGAACACAAACCCGCGGAGCGAAAACACAATGCTGACCGTAGACCGTCAGCTGGTGGCGGATTATGTGGAGCTACTGAACGGCATCAACTCATTCGACGACACGACAAAGGACGTGCCATTGTATCAAATACCGGCGAGGAGGTGACGGGCGTGGAAAAAAGCCTGTGGATCACGAGAATAACCGCAAACTGTAAAGCGGCGGGCACCTATCGCCCGTTTTTCGACGACGCCATAGACACGCTGGCCGACATACTGGAGCGGCGAGACAGGGCGCGGGAACTGTTCGAAGCCTCCGGCGGGAACGTGCTGATTAACCACACCAACAAGGCTGGGGCGACGAACATCGAGCAGAATCCGGCGCTGCGGCTGATCAACGATCTGAACCGGGACGCGCTGGCATACTGGCGGGACCTGGGGCTGACGCCGGCGGGGCTGAAGCGCATCAACGAGGCGGAGATGAAGCACAAGCGGCGATCCGCCATGGGAGAGGCGTTGAGCGGCATTGGTTAGGCCGAGGGCAAAGCGATTCAAGAAGATCGCCGTCGCCTACGCGAAAGCCTGCGCCGCGTCGGCGGAGGTGGCCTGGCAAACCGCCGAGGAGGCGAAGGCCGCCGGCGTGATCGTGTGCGGGGCCGAGGTACAGGCCGCGGCGCGGCGATTCCTGGCGGATCTGGAGCGCAAGGACCTGAAACTGCGGACAAAGGACCCGGATTTTGTGTGCAACATCATCGAGCGGGTGATGGTGCACAACCAGGGGCAGGCGTTGGACGGCACGCCGCTGACGGGAACGCCGCTGATCCTGCAGCCGTGGCAGGTGTTCGTCGTTTACAACCTGGTGGGCTTTTATTACAAGGGGCGCAACGAGCGCAGATTCAAAGAGGCTTATATCGAGGTCCCGAGGAAAAACGGGAAAACGCTGTTCGTGGCGGCGCTGGCGTTCGCGCTGGGCCTGCTTGAGCGCAAGAGTGGCGCGAAAATATACATTGTGGCCGCTTCGCTGAAGCAGGCGACGCAATCTTTTGACGATATCCTGTTCACCCTGAAATACCGGCACATGATCGAGGAATTCAGGGTGCGCAACAACAACGCGGAGCACAGCCTGCACATCGAATTCCTGGACGAGGAGGAGCGCCCGTGCGGTTCGCTGCACATCGAGGCGCTGGCCTCCAACCCGGACGTACAGGATTCTTTCAACGCGCCGATTGCCATATGCGACGAGGTGCACGCCTTCAAAAAAGCGGCGCAGTATAACCGCTTCCGCGAGGCGGGCAAGGCGTACACCAACCGGCTATGCATCGGCATCACGACGGCGGGCGACGATATCAACAGCTTCAACTATCGCCGCCAGGAATACGGCATCAAGGTGGTCACGGGGCAGATCGTCGATGATTCGCTGTTCGTGTTCATTGCCCGCGCCGACCAGGACGAGAAGGGAAACGTGGACTACACGAACCCGATCCAGCATCAAAAGGCAAACCCATCCTATGGTGTGACCATCCGACCGGCGGATATCCTGCAGGAGGCGCTTCAGGCGCAGAACGACCCGCAGCAGCGAAAGGATTTCCTGTCGCGCTCGCTCGACATATACACCACGGCGCTGCTGGCCTATTTCGATTTGGCCGAGTTCAAACGAAGTGACGCAAAGCACGGCTGGACGATGGAGGAGCTGGCGAAGCTGCCGGTGCAATGGTACGGGGGCGCGGACCTTTCCCGCGTGCACGACCTGACCGCCGCGGCTCTGTACGGTGTTTATCAGGGCGTGGATATCATCATTACCCACGCATTTTTCCCGCTGCCGGAGGCGGCGCGGAAGGCGGAGGAGGACAGTATCCCGCTGTTCGGATGGCGGGATGACGGATGGCTGACGCTGTGCAACAGCCCGACGGTAAATTACGGCGATATCGTGCAATGGTTCATCGACATGCGGGCGGCGGGATTTGAGATCGCCGAGGTGGGCCACGATGAGAAATTCGCCGGCGAGGAATACATCCCGCTGATGAAGCGGGCGGGCTTCAATGTGATTCACCAGCCGCAGCTGTATATGCTGAAATCCAAAGGCTTTCGGCACATCGAAAAAGCGGCGAAGGACGGCGCGCTGTACTATTTGCACAGCGAGGCCTATGAGTATTGCGTGGCAAATGTCCGCGCCATCGAGAAAACCGACGACCTGGTGCAATATGACAAGGTTCAGCCAGAGCACCGCATCGACCTGTTCGACGCTTCGGTGTTCGCCTGCGTGCGGATGCTGGAGGGCACGGAAAAGCGGGACCAGTATAAGGGCTGGTGGGGGTGAGTGATTGAGCAAGCGTAAACGCGCGACGGCGCGGGCCATCCAGACGCGCAACGCGCCGGAAAACAGCGCGCTGGCGCTGTGGCTGCGCGACGAGGATATCTGCATGCCGGGCTATACGCGGCTTTGCGATATCCCGGAGATCCAGACGGCATGCCTGCGGATCGCGGAGCTGATCGGGAGTATGACCATCTACCTGATGAGCAACACGAAGCAGGGCGACGTGCGGATACAAAACGAACTGTCTAAAAAAATCGACATTACGCCGTGCGACAACATGACGCGCAGCGAGTGGATGACGGCCATTGTGATGAACCTGCTGCTGTACGGCGCGGGGAATTCGGTGGTGGTGCCGCACACCCACAAGGGCATCCTGCAATCGCTGGAGCCCATCGCGGCGGACCGCGTACAGTTTATGCCCGTATACGGTTCCCGTCGGGATTACCGCATACTGATCGACGGCGTGGCGCGCAAACCCGAGGACGTGCTGCACTTCACCTATAACCCAGACCGGGAATTCCTGTGGAAGGGCCAGGGCTTGACCGTGACGCTGCGCGACATCGCGCAAAACCTGAAACAGGCGCAAAAGACGGTGAACGCTTTCCTTTCCAGCGAATTCAAGCCCAGCGTAATCGTGAAGGTCGCCGCGCTGGCGCCGGAATTCGCGAGCCCGGAGGGGCGGAAAAAACTGATCGACAGTTATGTGAGGCCGGAATCGCCTGGGCAGCCGTGGATCATCCCGGCGGGCGACTTTGCCGTGGAGCAGGTGAAGCCGCTGACGCTGGCTGACCTGGCCATCCGGGACACCATCGAGCTGGACCGGCGGGCGGTGGCGTCCGTTGTGGGGGTGCCTCCATACCTGGCGGGCGTGGGCGAGTTCAAACGCGACGAGTGGAATAATTTCGTACAAACGAAAATCCGTGCCATCGCGCTGGGCATCCAGCAGGAGCTGACGCGCGGGCTGATCCTGTCGCCGGACTGGTATCTGCGGTTTAACTTCTGGTCGCTGCTGGACTACGACCTAAAAAGTATATCCGATATCCTGCAATCCGGCGGTGATCGAGGCTGGGTGAACGGCGACGAGTGGCGCGATCGCATGTATCTGCCGCCGGCGGGCCTGAAGGAATACCGGCCGCTTGAAAACTACATCCCCTATGAAAAATCCGGGGACCAGAAGAAGCTGGTGCAGGAATGAAACTGACATTGACATGCCCACGGGCCAGATACGACGGGGAGATGCGCATACAGTGCGCGGGCGGCGGCCTGTGCGGCCATCAGCGCTACAAGCCCTGCAAGGGATGGTGTGTGCTGACGGAGCAGGCGGACAGGTGCCCGCTGAGGACGAAAGGAGATAGCGATGAGCGAGAAAATGAGACAGCTTCGCGCTGTCGCCACTGAATTTCAAACGAGGGAGGACGGCGAGACGCCACACATCATGGGCTATTTCGCCGTTTTTAACAGCGTGTACGAGATCGGGCCGGGCATGAGCGAGAGCATCGCGCCCGGGGCGTTTTCCGACACGCTGGCGGGGGATATCCGCGCATTGGTCAACCACGACACGACGCTGGTGCTGGGGAGAACCAAGGCCGGAACGCTGGAGCTGCGGGAGGATTCGCGCGGGCTATGGGGCGACGTTTCGATCAATCCGAACGACCGGGACGCCATGAACCTGTACGAGCGCGTGAAGCGCGGCGATGTTGACCAGTGTTCCTTTGGCTTTGATATCGTCAAGCAGGACACCGAGGTCCGCGACGACGGCTCCGTGCATTGGACGCTGCGCGAGGTTGCGCTGTACGAGGTTTCCGCCTGTACCTTCCCGGCCTATGAGGCCACCAACATCTCCGCGCGGGCTGCCGAGCGCGACGACATCAACGCGAAGCGGCTGCAGGCGTGGAAAGCAAAAATGAAAGGAGTGCTGAAGCATGGCACTGAAGGCGCTGCTGCTGAAGAAGCAGATTGACAACAAGCGCAAGGCGCTGGCCGAGCTGAAGGCCAAGGACGCCGACTTCACCAAGCGCGAGGCCGAACTGGCCAAGATGGTGGAGGAGGTCACCAACGACGCCGAAAAGGCCGAGGTGGAGGAGGCAGTCAACGCCTTTGAAACCGAAAAGGCCGAACACACCGAGGCCGTGGGCGCGCTGGAGCGCGAGATCAAGGGCCTGGAGAACGACCTGGAGGCCGAGGAGGCCAAGCAGGACACGACCCCGCCCGCGGCGACGCCGCCGGCACAGAACGAACAGAGAGAGGAGAATAAAACCATGATTACCCGTGACGCCCGCATTCAGGGCATGACCCTGCGCGACAGGCTGGCGACCATCGTCACCCGCGAGGACGTGAAAAACTACCTGACCGAGATCCGCTCCGCCATGAAGGAAAAGCGGGCCATCACCAACGTGGGCCTGACCATTCCCGAGGTGCTGCTGGGCCTGCTGCGCGAGAACGTGAGCAACTACAGCAAGCTGTATAAGCACGTCGACGTGCGCCGCGTGGGCGGAACCGCCAGAATGCTGATCATGGGCGCGGTGCCGGAGGCCATCTGGACCGACTGCTGCGCCACACTGAACGAGCTGACGCTGGTATTCAACGACGCCGAGGTCGACTGCTTCAAGGTGGGCGGCTTCTTCGCGGTCTGCAACGCGAACCTGGAGGATTCCGACGTGGCGCTGGCGTCCGAGATCGTGAACGCCGAAGGCCAGGCCATCGGCATTGCGCTGGACAAGTCCATCCTGTACGGCCGCAACGCCAGCACCACGATGAAAATGCCCCAGGGCATCGTTTCCCGCCTGGTGCAGACGCAGGCCCCGACCGGCTATCCGGCCACCGCGCGCGCCTGGGCTGACCTGCACACCACCAACGTGATCACCATCAGCGCCGCGAACAGCACCGGCGTGAAGCTGTTCCAAAACCTGGTGGCCGCGTTCGGAGCCGCAAAGAACAAATATGCACGCAACGGCCTGGTGCACGTGATGAACGAGACCACCCATGCCGCCATGATGGCCGAGGCGCTGAGCATCAACGCCGCCGGCGCGATCGTGACCGGCATCGGCTCCACCATGCCCGTGGTAGGCGGCGCCATCGAGACGCTGTCCTTCATCCCGGACAACGTGATCATCAGCGGATATTTCGACAACTACCTGCTGGCCGAGCGCGCGGGCACCCAGTTCGCCTCCAGCGAGCATGTGCGTTTCCTGCAGGATCAGACCGTGTTCAAGGCGACGGCCCGCTATGACGGCATGCCGCTGATCGCGGAGGCGTTCGTGGCCATCGGCATCAAGGGCACCACGCCCAACGCCACCATGACGTTCCCGACCGACACGGCCAACCAGGAAGCGACCACCGGCAACGGCTGATCAAATGCGGGGGAGGTGTGACCCGTGGCTGACAACACTACGAGCGCCATCGACAGCGCGGCTGCGCTGGAGCTGCTGAAATCGAGGCTGAACCGGCTGCCGGGTGACACCTCGCTGGACGCCATGCTGGGCCGCAGAATCGAATCGGCGGCCCAGCAGCTGACCGCCATCGGCATCAACCTGACGAGCGAGACGCGGGATTTGATGCTGGTGGTGGATCTGGCCGCGTGGCAGTACCAGAACAGGGACAAGCCCGGCACCATGCCGGAATGGCTGCGCTATGCGCGTTTTGAAAGGTGGTTTGAGAGCGGTGTTACTGGATAGCGGCATCTGTACGGTGTACCGCAAGCGGAACACCGCCCCTACAGGCGGAAAGCCGACGTTTGAAAACGTGCAAATCCACCGGGGCTGGTATGGGGAGCTCAGTTTTGAGACCACGCCCATGCGCCCCACGGAAAAACGCGAGGAGGTACGCACGGACGCGCGGGTGCGCATCCTGCAGAACCGGAATATCGCCAACCATGACCGGGTGGAGCTGCTTTCCAACCTGAACGTGGGCACCGTGTACGAGGTGACGCGGGCCTATCACGGGCGGGACGACGAGAGCGGCGAGCTGATCACCGATCTGAGCCTGGAGGTGGTGACGCCGTGACGGTGGAGGAGATCAAGGCCATCGTGGTAGCCGTGGACGCAAACGCCGGACACTACGAAAGCGCCTACCAGGGCGCCGAGGCCTATACCGTGTGGCAGGAGCTTCGCCCGCTGCCCATCGAGGGCGACGACGGACACAAGGTGGAGGCGTGGGCGTTTCAGGTAGACCGCTTCACCAAGGACGAGGCCGACGCCATCGCGCCGGCCATGCGCGCGGCGCTGGAAGCGGAGCCGCGCGTCGCCTTTGCCTATGAGGTGGACTATGAGCGGGATACCGGCTACATCCACCACATTTTCGACTGTGAGGGGATCTAAATGGCGCGGTTCAACATGAGCGGCATCGACGACATGGTGGCGGAAATGCGGCGAATGGGCGAGGAATCCGGCGAGGCAGCCAAGGCCGTGCTGCTGGCCGGCGCCGAGGGCGTCAAGAAGGCTTGGAAGCAGGCCGCCGAGGAGCACGAGCTGCGGGACACCGGCGACATGATCAACAGCATCGGCTTCGCGCGGGAGCCCGTGGACGTGGGCGGCGCGTACAGCATCGACATCTATCCGCAGGGCAGGGACCGCCACGGCGTGCGCAACGCCGAGAAGGCCTTTGTATTGAACTATGGCACGTCGAAGCTGCCCGCTACGCACTGGGTGGACGACGCGGACAAATACTCAGAGGACTACGCCATACCGGCCATGAATGACACCTGGGACGAATTTATCAGCACCGGCAAAGTGCCACACGTGCAGCTGACGCCCAACACGACCGGCGGCGGCCTGCGCAGGACCAAGAATTAAGGAGTGAGAACCATGAAAGAGGTTTTGAGAATCGGCATGCTGCACCCGGTTGTCGCGCCGATCAGCACAGAGACCGAGGGCCAGGCCATCACCTACGGCACCGGCATGGCCGTGGGCAACGCCGTGGCGGCGACGATCACCTGGAACCGCACGGATACCAGCCACTATGGAGACGACGTGGAGGACGCCCGCGACAACGGCATCCAGTCCGGCGACATCAGCTTTACCAACTCCGGCATCACGCAGGAGGTGCGCACGCTGATGCTGGGCGACGAACAGACTGGCGGCACGACCGGCGAGTACGAGGTGACCACCGACGCCTCGCCCGCGGTGGGCTTCGGCTACATCCGCGTGCTTCGCAAAAACGGCGTGCTGAAATATGAGGGCATCTGGCTGCACAAGGTCCAGTTTGCCGAGGATTCCATCGAGGACAACACCAAGGGCGAGAGCATCGAGTGGGGCGAGACCGTGCTGACCGGCAGGATCCTGGCCGTGCGCAACAACTCGGAGCTGAAAAGCCGCGTGATGGCCCACAAGGAATTCGACACGCTGGCCGCCGCCGACACCTGGCTGAACGGCAAGGCCAACATCACCAACGGCTGAGCATGAGGTGACGGGCATGACGACGCTGAAATTCGGGGGCAAGGAATGGCCGATGGCGTTCACGCTGGAGGCCATGGACCTGATCGAGCAAACGGCAGACAAAACCATCGACGCCGTGACATTCAAGATCGCGACGCGGGAGGACCGGCGCGTGCTGCTGTGCGCCATCTCGGCCATGATGCAGGCGGCGGCGAAGGACGGCGAGACCGTGCCCACCGCCGAGGAGCTGCGAAAAACCGCCACGCCCGGCTGGCTGATCGACGCCATTAAGCCGGTGGTGGATTGCATCGGCGAAGGCATGCGCATGGAGGCCGAGGAGGGCCCCGGCGAGGACGATGAGGTCGACCTGGTGCTGGAGGAGATCAAAAAAAAAGAAAGTCCGGGCGGCTAACCTATCGAAAGATCGTCCACTTCGGGCTGGTAGCGGGGCTGGCCTACGCGGAGATGCGGAGGCTGGCCCCTGGAATGGTTTGTGACCTGTACGTGCTGCGCCAGCGGTATGACGACCAGCAGCACGGCATAAAGCGGCAGAAGGATTAGAGGTGATAGCGTGGCGGGCAAGCGGGAAATCAAGACCGAGCTGAAGCTGACGGGCGAAAACCAATTTAAGAAGGGCATGTCCGACGCCGCCAGCGCCATCAAGGTACTCAACAGCGAGCAGAAGCTGGCACAGGCGCAGTTTGAGGCGACCGGCGACGCGGAGCAATACGCCGCGGACAAGGCTCGTATACTGCGCGAGAAAATAAACGAGCAAAAGAAGGCGGTGGAATCCGCTGAGGCCGCCGTGAGGGCTTTGAAGGATCAGGGCGTCGACCCGAACTCCAAGGCCATGCAGACATGGCGGACAAAGCTGAACCTGTCGCGCGCCGCGCTGACCCGCATGGAGACGGAGCTGGGCGAAACGGAGAATGCACTGGGCACCCAGGGCGACGCGTTTGACGACACCACGACGGACGCGAGCGAGTACCGGGACCAGATGGACAAGATCGCCGAAGGCGTGGACTTCACGGCGACGATCACGGCGATCGACAACGTGCGCGAGCGGATCGGCACGATCATCAAGGCTGCCGGCCGCGCGGCAACCAGCATGTGGAACCTGGAGCGCGGCGCGGCGGGCTGGGCCGACGAGCTGCAGACCAACGCCGACGTGGCCGGGCTGGACGTGGAGACCTATCAGGGCTGGGTGTACGCCAGCAACATGATCGATTCCAGCGTGGACACCATCCGAGGGGCGTATAAGCGACTGAATAGCAAACTGGACGAACCGACCGACGAAATACTGAAATCGCTGAACGAGATCAACGTGGCGAACCTGGACCCGCTGACCCACAGTGCGCGGGACACCATGGACGTGTTCTGGGACGTGGTGGACGCGCTGGGGAAGGTGGAAAACACCAGCCGCCGCGACCAGATCGCAATGGACCTGTTCGGTCGGTCGTTTGATGAGCTGCTGCCGCTGGTGAAGGCCGGCAGCGCGGCTTATAAAGATTTCATCGAAGCGGGCAAGGACAAGGCCGTCACCCAGGAGAGCATCGACAAGCTGACATCCCTGGATGATACGGTAAATAACCTGGAGGCCAGCTTCGACCAAACCAAATACACCATACTGTCCGAGCTCGCCCCGGCGTTTGAGGCGGCGGCGACCGCGGCGACCAGCGCACTTGGAGCGTTCAATGAATTCATTTCATCCACAGAGGGGCAGGAGGCGCTGAGCGGCCTGCGCGACGCCATCGCCGGCGTGGGCGAAAAAATCGCACAGACCGACTGGCAGGAAGCCATGAAAAAGGCCGAGGGCCTGATCAACGGCGTGGTGAACGGGCTGGCGTGGCTGGTCGACCATGGGGATCTCGTGGTCGGGGCAATAGGTACAATGGCCGCGGCCTGGGGCGCGTTGACCGTTTCCAAGGACGTGCTGAGCGTGCTGCAGCTGATCAATGGCATCAACTGGGGCCAGGTCAAGAGCGTGGCGGGTGGAACAGCAGCGACCGCCGCGAACGCAGCGAACGCTGCGACAAACACCGGCGCGGCGACCAGTGTTGCTGGAAAAGCTGCCGGCGGCAGCGCTATCGCCGGATTGGCCGGCGTGGCGGCCATCGGCGCGGGATTTGCATGGGCAGCACATGAGCGCAATACAAACAGCAATATCCGAGGGAGCGCAAACGCCATAGACCGGGCAACGGAGCAGACCGAGGGCCTGAAGGAGGCGTTTATTGAATATGTAGCGGCGCAGGCTGAATTTCAAAGGCTGCTGGACGAAGGCACGGCATCAGACGACGAAGCAAATGCCGCCGTCAACAGGGTGGACGAGGCAACCGCCGCGCTGCAAAAACAGGATGGTTACGAGGATGTACTGGACAAATACTCGGCATGGCGACAGGAAAACAGCCTGGGGAATATGGATTGGGTAATCCCGGACAACCTGGACGAATTCACCGGCCTGATGGATGGCGTGGTCACGGACGCGCAGTCCACCGCCGACGTCATGCCGGAAATCGGTGGAAACATCTCCGCGGGCGTGGCCCAAGGCATCCATGACATGGGCGGCGAGGCCGTCGAGGCGGCCAACTGGCTGGCAAACGCGGTAAGCGGCGCGCTGCGGTCTGTGCTGCAGATCGACAGCCCGTCCCGCGTGATGATGGCGCTGGGCGAGTATGTGTCTCAGGGATTTGCAGAGGGCATCGAGAACAACATCAGCGACGTGGAGCGGGCCACCAGCCGCATGGTGGCGGCGACCACATCAAAGCCGGTGGAAATGCCGGGCAGCGCGGGCGGCGCGGAGGGCGGCGGGAAAATGGTACACGTCACCCTGGTGATGGACGGACAGGAGGTTGCCGACATCATCACGCCCTATGTGGACAGCAACATCGGCGCGACGGTGGCGCGAAGGAGGTGAGCCCGTGCGGGAGCAAAAACGGCTGAACGCATGGATCAACGGCGCGGCGCTGCGGGATATCGACAACCGCATTCACGTGGTAAATATCACGGAAAACGCGCCTGACCAGGAATTGACATGGGCGGACGCGCCGGGGCGCAACGGCCAACGGATCATGGGCCGCGTGCGGCGGAGCAAGCAGATCACCATAGAGTTCGACATCCGGGAGCTGTTCAACCTGGCGGACCGGGCGGCCATCGTGGACGCCGTGAACGCATGGGCGCGGGATGGCGTGCTGAAGGTGAGCCACAGGCCGCACAAACAGATCCGGGTGCTGCTGACCAAGCCCGCGGAGCTGAACGGCGCGCGGGACGTGACAAGCAGCTACACCGTAGAATTCACCGCCGCGGCGACGCCATACTGGGAGGCCGAGGAGGCCGTGGAGCTGCACATGACCGGCGCGACCGGCGGCGGCGCGTTGGAGATACCGGGCAGCGCCGAGGCAAAGCCGGAGATCTACATCACGCCGACCACGGGCACGCTGAACACGCTGAGCGTGTCCTTCGGGTTTTACACTATGAACTTCACCAACCTGGGCGTGAGCTCGGGAAGCACGCTGGCAATCACCCACGACGATAACGGCGTGCTGGTAATCGCCGACCCGAGCGTCAGCAAGCTGAACAAGCGGACCGCCGAGAGCGCGGACGATTTCAGCGCCGCGCCGGGGTACACGGTGGCGTCCTACACCGCGAATGTGAGCTGCAAGACCGTGTTCGCCGTGAGGGGGTGTTACCTGTGAGCGCGAAGCTGCCGAGGCTGCTGGATTCCAGCCTGCGCGAGGTGGCGCGGGTGACGCCCACGGCCATGTCCGCCGCGCTGAACCTGGAGAGCCTGTCCACGGCGCAGATCACACTGGCCAAGGACGCGCCCGCCGTGCGCATGCATGACTGGTTTAAGGTGTTCACGCCGGCGGGCAGCGCGGGCCTTTTCCGAGTGACCGCCATCGACGACACGAAGCGCCAAGAGCGCGTGCTGACGCTGACGCACGGCTTCGACACGCTGGGCGACAGCGTATGGCGCGGGCAAACCGACTATGACGGCACCGTGGCGGGATTTGTCGCCGCCGTGCTGGCCCAGCAGCCAGTCACCCGGTGGCAGCTGGGCACCTGCGCCGATACCGGCGAATGGAAGCGGGCGGGCATCAATTACGACCACCTTTCCGACCTGCTGGAGGAGGTCCGGGAGGCCCGCATTGATTACTATTTCGACTATGACTTCACGACCTCGCCGTGGACGCTGAACATCCGGGCGAAAACCAACGCCGTGACCAGCGAGTTCAGGCTGGCGCGGAACGTGGAGACCTGCCGCATCAGCTATTCCGACAGCGAGCAGTGCAACCGGCTGTATCTGTCCGTGAACCAGAAAAACGACGAGGGCGACGTGACCACGACGGACACGGAGATCAAGACCTACAACAACACGGCCAGCCAGGCGGCCTATGGCATCATCGAAAAAACCGCAGACATCGACCTGGAGGACGTGCCGGACGCCGACGCATGGGCCGCGGATTTCCTGCGCGTGCGCGCGGATCCCGCCGTGAGCATCAGCATCGACGGATACGCGCTGAAGGCGCTGACCGGGCTGGACTGGGACGAGGCCAAGCTGGGCCAGCTGGCGCGGGTGGCCCTGCCGGACTACGGCGCCACGCTGGAGGAGCGCGTGGTGAGTATATCCTATCCGGAAATCCGCTTTGGCGGGGAAAGCATCGACCGCGTGACCGTGCAGCTGGCGAACCGGCTGGATAAATTCAGCGAGACGATCAAGCAGATCGGCAAGGAGGCCAGCAAGGCGGCGCGGGCAGGCAGAGGCGCGGCCAGGGGCGGCGCGAGCGCGAGCGAATTGAAGGAATGGTCCATGGTCATCACCGAGCACGGCGATGTCCTGGACAGCACCGGCGTGCAGGAGCTGTATGAATCCGGGATCGTGATCGATTCACACGGAACGCGCATTTATTCGCTGTACGAGGGCTATGTAGCCACGCGCTCATGGGTGAACGTGCAGGCGAACCGCATCGACCTGGTGGTGCAGGGCGAGGGCGCAGAAGCGTCGATCAAGATCGAGGCCATCGTGAAGGGCATCAACGAAGCCAGCAGCCAGATCACAATCAGCGCGGATAAAATCTATCTGGACGGAAACACCACTATTGACAACCTGCTGACGGGCAGGTCATCCATGACAAAAATATGGGCGGCGGATGCGGACATAGGCGATTTGTCTATTCTGGCAAACGGGACGCTGTCAATCAATGACGGATTTTTCAGCTTTGGGAGAAAAAATGTATTGTGGCTTTCAAAATCCGTGATTACCGGAGCGGGTAGCAATCCGAGCACCACGCTGTCGGATGAGCGCTGGTTTGTATATGCCAACAACAACGACATGAACGACCTTAGAACCGTAAAGGGTAAAATCGTGACCGCCTACAGCGGCGGCAGCGCCGCGTCCAGCGATACGATCTATTATCTGGGGAGGACAGAGCCATAATGGACAAGTTTGACCTGATCGAAGCCATCATCAAGCGCGTGGACGTGCTGGCGGACGCGCGGGGCGCTCAGAAATGCGCCATTGTGATCGAGATCATTCAGCAGCTGGGCGCGCTGCGCAAGGGCCTGGCCGACGACGACGCGGCCCACAAAAAGCAAATCTCGGATCTTCAGCTGCGGCTTGACGCGCTGAACACAACCAAGGAGGAATGACAATGGCTATCACCATCAACCGGACGACCAGCCTGGACGGCGCGATCCTGCCGGAGTACATGCCGGGCCTTTTGTACATGAACGAAAACCAGGCGCACAAGTTTGTCATCACCTGCACCCGAGGCGGCTCCGCCGTCACGCTGACCGGCGGCATCACCGGGCGATTTATGCGCGCGGACGGACAGACGATCCTTCTCTCCGGTTCCATCTCCAGCGGCAAAGCCAACCTGACGCTGCCCCAGAGCTGCTATATCGTGCCGGGCCGGTTTACCATGGCCATCTTCAACGTGACGGGCAACGCGGTGACGACGATCTACGCCCTCACCGGAAACGTGGCCCGCACGCAGACGGACACACTGGTCGACCCGGGCAACACCGTGCCCACCATCGACAACCTGCTGGCCGAGATCGACGCCATGCGCCAGGCCACCGCAGACGCCAACGCCGCCGCCACGAAATCGGTGCGGTACGACACCACGCAGAGTTTGACCGCAACGCAGAAATCTACGGCGCGTGTGAATATTGACGCTAAACCTGTCCAATCTGCTGTATCGAATCCGACAGCAAGCGGCACGTCAACCACTTTCGTTGATTCAATCACGCAGAATACCAATGGCGTGATTACTCCGACCCGGAAAAGCATACCAAACGCCAGCCAGAGCGCGGCTGGCCTTATGACTTCAGCGGACAAGACGAAGCTGGACGGAATAGCCACCGGCGCACAGGTCAACAGCATAACCGGCGTAAAAGGCAATGCCGAAAGTTCGTACAGAACAGGCAACGTCAATCTAACGCCTGCCAACATTGGGGCGCAACCCGCTGGTGATTACGTCAAATATGCGTCTCAGTCGTTGACAGATGCCCAGAAACAACAGGCGAGGGCAAATATTGATACGCCGTCAAACGCTGATCTCACCGAACTGGCCGGGACTGTCATAAGCATACGCGAAGATATGGCGGTGC